TACGGAGGCAGGACTCGTCGGCATAGGGGTTACGCCTTCTGCGAATTTGCACGTTAAAGGAGTCACTTCGGGTGTTGGCATCCGTGTGGAGGACACCGGAACAACTGACGGGATTTACTTCTATGAGAACGGAACTCAACGCGGGGTTATTGGTTACGGTGATTCTGGACAGATTGTTACTGGAGCATCTGCTGATTCAATGACTGTACGGGCGGAGAATGCCCTACACTTTGCGAGTGGTGCTGACAACCTTCGCATGACCATAGACTCGGCAGGACTCGTCGGCATAGGGGAGACTTCGCCAGACTCGCCTCTGCATATTTCTCATGCTACTGCCCCCACCGTCATACTGGAGAGGACGGATAGCTCGGCAGGTAAGTGGCAGTTTAATGTTTCAAACACTACGGTTGGTGACTTTGCCATATCGGATTTGCAGACAGGAAGTCCGGTGCATAGGTTTATGATCGATGCTAGTGGCAATGTCGGCCTCAGTACGACTGACCTATCGGCTTCGGGTGCTAACGCAAAGTTGGGTGTTGATAGTGGGTTTATCAATGTTGATGATACTTATGGGTTGTGTTGGGGTGGTGGGACAGGTCGTCCAAACATCTCCGGCAGCAAGTCAGCGGGAACAGTTACAATAGATAATGTCTCAGTAGGTGTCGGCATCGGGCAAACACCAACCACTGACAAACTGGAGGTTTCTGGTACGATCGGTTCGTATAACAGTAGTGCGGCACTTACTCATTACGGGTCTAGTGGGACTACCGCAAAATGGCAGATGGGCTACGACAGTGCTTCTGGAACAACTGCGGGGGTTTACCTGTATAACAACGATACAGATAAGTACCTGCTTCATGTGAGCGGGGATGATGATCTTGCCATTATGCACCAAGGAGATGGCAACGTGTCAATAGGCACGGCTACAGCAGTCTCCATGCTAACCGTTGAAGGTTCACTCACTCTCAAGGAACAAGCTGCTGCTGATACTGATACTGCTGCATACGGCCAGATATGGGTTAAGACAGGAACACCCAACACCTTGTACTTCACTGATGATGCTGGCACTGACGTACAGTTGGGTGCTGGTGGCAGTAGTGCTTGGACAACTAGCGGGAGTGATATTTATTATGATACGGGCAATGTCGGCATCGGAGGCACACCAACATCACCCCTGCACGTTACTGGAACGACGAATGACGGAAGCACATTGGCTCAGTTCACTCAGTCAGGTACAGGAAGAGGGCTTCAAGTTTCAAGGAATGTTTCTGCCGCGACAAGGCAAATGGTCAGCTTTGCCCAAACACACGCCACTGGAGGAACACAACCTGTAGTTCACATTCAGCAATCTGACACAGGCGAGACGGCACTTGCAATCAGCACAGACGGTGCTACGGAAAACTTTACCGTATCTGATGTTGGGGATGTGTACACGAAAGGACAAATTCAGCAAGCCGTTGAAACCCTCACCACTGGTGACACTGTTGATATTGATTTCAGTCTGAGCAACCTTCAGACCTTTGCACTGGACGGCACTGAAACTCAAACAGAATTGACAGGTTCTAATTATGCCGCAGGTCGCACTGTTAGGTTGATGATTGATATGTCAAATGACACTCACACTTCAGGAATCACTCCTCCGTCAAATTGGACTAATTTTGGTGACGACCCAACCTCAATTGCCCTTTCGGGTCTTGTACTTTGCGAGCTTACGTCGTGGACAGGTGCGGATACCGGAGTGACAGCTTATTGGAAGGAATCAAGTTAAACTAAACCAAATAAAACAATGGCAACAGAATACAAATGGACACGGCTAGAACCCCTCGTTAAAACCGAGGACGTATCTGGATCACCTCAGAAAGTGGTAGAGACATTGGTGTGCGGCATGACAGCCGTTTCAGATGATGGCTATTCCGCTTACATAGACACGGCAGTATCGACACCTCTCGATCCTTCCTCATTCATTCCCTTTGATGACCTCCCCGAATCGTGGGCTGTCGACATAGCGAATGGTGTTGCGGAAGAGAAAGAGTGGAGAAGCTCACTTGACGCGCAGATTGCGGCAGCTCGTTTGCGGCCTTTACCTGCGAAATTCCCGTGGCAACAGACAGCGGAAGTGGAGCCTTCAGAATAATTTAAGATGCTTCGGGTGGAGTGATGATGAATGATTTGGAATGGATAAAGGTCTTCGGGGTTAACGGTGGCGTACTCGCAACTGTCTCTCTCTCTGACTTTGAACTTATTCTAAAGATTGTCCTGCTGCTACTGACCTGCATCTGGACAGCGTGCAAGATCGTTAAACTACTAAAAGAAGAATGAAGGAAAAACTGAAATCAAGAAAACTATGGATGGCTATTGGTGGTCTATTGACTGTCGTGGCTACCGAATGGCTGAACCTTTCTCCCGCTGTAGCGGAGAATGTTATAGGTGCAGTTATCATAATTGTTCCGGCATACATTGGCGGACAAAGTATCGTTGACGCACTGAAGGAGTATTCTGCGGCAGGAAAAAGAAAATGATATTAGCTGCTCTCAAGGGCTTGGCCGCGCTGCCAAGACTGGTGGATGCGGTCGAGTCCTTGGGAGACATTGCAACGGCGCAGATGGCTCAGAAGAGAAAAGATGATAAAGATAAAATGGTTGATGATCTTATTGATGCTGCTCGTGAGCGCAGGTTGCATAAACGTGAAGCTGAACGGGTTCTCGGAGATCGCGGAGAGGAATCCGGTGGGAATGGAGGAGGCAACATCGACTCCTGAAGGAGAGGCTTTAATTAGGGATTTGGGACGTTACATAAATCAACTTGAACAACAAATAGAGGCTGGACAATGACATTAACCGAACTGGCAGATCAGGTTACAACTAAATTAAGTGATACCGACTCCGCTTCGGTGGCTACCTGCAAGAAGTTCATCAACAACCGTTACCGTATGCTATGGGATTCGGGGTTATGGACAAACTCACTCGGAGTTGTAACCAAGGCAGTGGCAGCAGAGGACGAAACCCTCACTTTATCCGGTGATCCTACTATATTTTACTACCCAACCTCCTCTACAGTAGCCTCCACAGCCCCAAGGCTGGAGTTTGTAGTGGCAATTAAGTTCACTGAGACGGGGAAAGAGGATGGCACGGAGGTTATCGGCTCCAACTGGATACAATTCTTCCAGCTAGACCCTAACATTTGGGAGAACACAAGCTCCAGACGGGCTAACCCCACCAACTTTACTCCATTGCCCCCTGATGCCAGCGGGTACTGCCGGATTAAACCCCTTCCCACACCTAAGAGTGCGGGAACATTGTACGCATTGGGCAAGCTGAAGTTCACTGAGCTTGGGGATTCGGATTCTCCGGTGATATTGGGGGCTGACAACGTGCTTCTGGCTTATGCCGAGGGAGATATGCTTGAGAGGGCAATGCAATACCAGAAGTCGCAATCTAAATTTACTGAAGCCAGCACTTTGACGACTATTTGCAGGGACTTGGACAATGTTCAACCTGCGAAGGAGAGCAGGATCATCCCTTCTGTCCCGAATCACTGGCAAGCCAACGATTTCGTTAACTAATGCCTGTCATAGCCAATACTGTACTGGACGACCCGTTGATTCTCGACGGGAACGACAGTTTTGTGGGTGGTCAGGTTAGTGCATCCCGCGCAAACCTTGTTCCTTCCAACGCATACGCTGAAGGGAAGAACATTGACCTCGATGACTTCGGAAATGCGGTGACTCGCAGGGGTGCGAAGCTGGAATTGGGCTATTTAATTTGGGAAGAGGTGGCTGTTAATTGGGAAGCTCAAGATGCCATTTGGGAGGGGTTGGTTGCTCCTGTAACCTCTGTTGGTTACTTTGATACGGGCAGTAACGAGTACATTATCGTGGCAGACGGCTCCAATTACCTCAAGGCAACCACTGAGGCAGGTGTCTTCACCCTTTTATCCACTGCAACCTATGCTTCAGGTGCAACAGTGCGCTTCGCGCAGTTAAGCAGTCGGATGTACTATGCTGATGCGGCAAATGACCTTCGTTACGTTGAAGGAACAGTTGATCCACTCACTGCGGAGGGAATCACGGCTGGAAAGGTTACAAGCATCAATATAACTGAGGGTGGTGGGGTTTACACGACTGTTCCAACCGTAACCATAGCTGCGCCGTCCAGCGGGACGACTGCATTAGGTACAGCAGTGTTGGGTTATGACGGTAGCGTGGTCAGTGTTACGATGACCAACGAAGGAACGGGTTACGACAAGGATGCCCCTCCCTCAGTCTCTTTCACTGCTGCCCCGACAGGGGAAACTGATGCCACAGGGACAGCCAACGTATCTCAGACCCCAAGTGAGCCTAAATTTATTGTAACCCACACTAACCGACTGTTTGCCACCAGCGCGGACAGCACTGTTCCGGCTGACACACTGTATGTGAGCGGGATACTGGACGGAGAATCGTGGGACTTGGCGGGGGACAACCTGCGGGTGGGTAATGACCGTGACCCCATCACTGCCCTGATGCCAGCACAGAACTTTGACCTGTACGTTTTTAAGGAGAGAAGTATTTACAAGATCACGGCTGACCCAACTCAGAAAGTCTCTGAATGGAGCATCAACCTCATCAACAACCGGACAGGCTGCGTTGCTGACGCGACTGTTCAGCAGGTTGGGGCAGACATCATGTTCCTGTCCAGAGACGGAGTGCGTTCGCTGAAGTCCATTCAAGCTGGCACAGAGACAGACATCTCCCAACCTTTAAGCCGTAACATTAACGATTACATTGGTCGCATCAATCAAGCTGCGATGGGAACCTGTACTGCTGCCTATTGGCGCAACAGATATTTCCTTAGTGTGCCTCTGGACTCAGCCACCACGCCGGACACGGTTCTGGTTTACAATCTGCTGGCTAATGCGTGGTGCGGGTTCTGGACGGGGTGGCAAGCAAGAGACTTTATCATCAGTGCATTTGGAGGAAAGCTGCGGCTGAACATTGCTTCACAGACCGGAGAGATGTTGACTTGGGATGACAGCACGGCAGAGGCATCCACAACTACCTCTGACTATAAGGACGGTCTTTCCACCTATGAATCCTACATCAAGACACGGGCTTATACCTATGGGGAAACGTGGGGTGATAAGATCGGTTACTCTACTCAGTTTGATTTTGGGAACATTCATGCTGATGCAGTGACCGGAGACATTAACTATTATAAGGACTTGTCTGCGTCAGGGACAGAGCTGGAGGCAAGCCTTTCCATCCCTGCCACTACCAACCTTTCCCGTAAGGGATTTAATATGCTTTCAAAGGGAAGATTCAATCAGCTTCAGTTTAAGGTAAAAGCTGACAGCGGAAGACTTGCCCTGCAAACCATCCAAGCCAGTGCGTTTGGTCAACCCATTGATCCACAACGATGACTGCACTTAACCTAATGACATTGGCTTACGGCCAGTTTTACCGCAAACACCTTGCTCATTGCCGCGATTGGGAGGTGTCAACCTTGTTGAAATGGGTGGAGTGGTTTATCGTCAAAGGGAGGTATTATGTTGTGATACGGGACGGGGAACTGGTGGGGCTGTCACTTGTCCGGTTTGTGGATGATGAAGCAGGTTGCCGGAAAGATTACACTGATACAGGTGGCAAGGTATGCTTTGTCGATGCTACAGTGGCTACAGGTGAAGGTGTATTGAAGGAACTTTATACAAAGATGTTTAATGAAATAGGGCATAAATGCGAGACAATGGCTTGGGTAAGGCCAAAGCATAACAATAAGATAGTTTGTGTTCCAATGGAACGCGCAAGGAGACGTTTAATAAAGGGATAACATAATGGGAAAACCAGACGCACCACAAGCACCCCCGCCACCAACAATAGCAGAGACGACTGCGGCCACAGTTGAGTCGGCAAAGGTTGTGGCCAGACTCCAGAAGGCTATGGAGTTTGGTGATGAGATGATGAAGGACGGGTATGTCCACCAAAAGACTGAAGTCCCTGTAGGAGCCACTCCGGTTTATGATACGCAAGAGATCAAGACTACTGCTCCGAGCTATCTTGGGGACAAATACACTAGCAGGTACGGGGGTGGGGTTAAAAAAATGATGCTGGTCGGTAAAGACGGGATAGTTTCCCTCAACCCTGATTGGACAGGAAGTCAATGGGGAGGAGGCGGAACGCGGGATAGATATGAGAAAGATTACGCAGGGTTGCATTGGTCTGAAGCAATAGAGAAGAGTCCCAATTGGGGCCAAGGCGGAAGTCAATCCATTGTTGACGAAGTAAAAACCCTTACAGGTTATGAGGACACAGACGGTAGGGTTACAAAAGCCAATCTCTATTTCAAGATTAACGAAGACGGTTCACGTTCGGAGGTAGGCAGGGACGAGGCTATTGACGTTGACTTCACCGGAATGGGTGAAACTGATCTGGCCCGTAAACGGATGGAGTTTGAGCAGGAAACTTCCCCGCAACAAACCCAATTCCTTCTGGATCAGATGAAGAAGTTCGGTCTTGGGGAAGGATTGGTTGATGCGGAAGGGAAACCAACAGCAGGATTTATTGAGGCTGCAAAGAAGGCAGTAGAGATCAGTGACCCGACAGGGTTCGCTGCACGGGAACAGCTTGCAGGATTGGCACGGGATTATGCGCCAGCAGATGTTCCAGAGGCACAGGCATTGGAGCAGTTCGGTGAAGTTGCTGCTGCTGAAAGGCTCGCAGCACCTCCTTCTCTTGATGAGGTAAAGTACACCCCTCAATACGAGAGAGCAGCAGAGATGGAAGCTATGCGGAGAGTGGGGGAAGCCCCGCAGTTCGCAGAGCTGGAAACCACTGGCCCCTCACTGGAACGTGCAGGGCCAATGGATGAGCTACAGAAGCTCGGTGTCTTTGGTGGAATGGAGAGAGCCGGAGAGTTGGGTGGTCTGGAACGGGCCGGAGCAATGGACGCACTCGCACGGTCTGAAGATGCCAGAACACTTGAAAGACTTGAGGATATACCGGAGCAGGTGATTGACCCTGAGTCACTGGCAGGACGCAGGTTCCTTGAGAAGCAGCTTATTGGTGCAGCGCAGTCAGGGAGAACATCGGAGTTGATGGGTGAAGAAGCCCGAAGGATTGCGCGTGGTCGTCAGGCTGCGAGGCATAACATCTTTGGTGGTGGCGCAGTGATTGAGGAAGCTAGAGCCGTGAGACAGGCAGAGGAAGAGGGTCAGCGCAGGGCTATATCAGACCTTCTCGGATTCCTTTCTTCGGGCCAGACTGCCGGAGATTATGAGTCAAGATTGGCTCAACAGAATTTAGCCAACCGTTTAATGGGCATCCAGCAGAGAACCGGAGTTGAACAGGCAGAGTTCGGCATGGGCCAACAGGCTCTCAGTCAGCGCAATGTTGCTGCCTTACAGGAACGCGCAGATGAGTTGGGGGCAATAGGGCAACGTAATCAGGCCCAGGAGCAGGAGTATCAAGCTGCATTGCAGGGGTTACAGCAACGTAACCTTGCGGGAACAACGGAGTACGGACTCGGAGCGCAGCGTATTGAGCAGCAGAACCTTTCTGCACTGCAACAGAGAGCCGATGAGCTTGCGGCAATCGGACAGAGAAGCGAGGCACAGCAGCAGGAGTTCCAGAACCTACAATCCTCCCTCGCCCAAATCAATCAAGCTAGAGAAGCACAATTTGCGGCTGACACACAAGCAGCAGGATTTGATAACACGGTTATCATGCAGGAGAGAGCTGATGAGTTGAGGGCAATGAGTCAACGCAACGAGGCTGAAGAGGCTGAGTTTAGGTCATTGTTGCAGGGGCTTGAGCAGCAGCAACAGGCCAGAACCGGAGGGTTCGGTATGCAAGCACAGGCTACCGCGCAGAGGAACCAAGCGCAGGAAGCTGACTTTGCGAGGGAACAAGCTGCGATGGCGCAGCGGAACCAAGCAAGGCAACAATCCTTCAGTAACGCGATGCAACGCACTGCGACTCAGCAGCAGATGCAACAGCAACAGATGGCTAACCTTCAGAGCTTCAGCGGGTTGGCTCCTGTCAGCAGTCAGTTTGCTGGATTAAGTGGAGCGCAAATGCAGGGGCAAGCCAACTTTAACCCGATGCAATATCAGCAGCCTAACGCGATGGGCTTGTTCCAGAGTCAACAAGCTAATCAAGCTGACATCTTCGGCAATCAAGGCAGGATATTTGACACGCAGATGAGTAATCAAGCTGACAATGCGTTTGGCTCGATACTTGGAGGTGTAGCAGGATCATTTGGGGGAGGCTGGGGAGCAGCAGCAGGAAAGGCACTAGGCAAGAATTGGCCGTAACATTGTGTTACACAATGTTCTACGTAGAACATAAAGGATAATATATGGCTAGATCATTTGGAGAATCATTCGCAAAGACATTCACTCCTGCATGGAAGGAGTCGTATCAATTTACAGCAGCCGAGCTTGCCGAAGAAGAGAAAGACAGGAAACAGAAGAATAGATTAAAGAGGGCTGGAGAGGCAAAGTTTGAAACCATTCTAG